CCTTTGGTCATCGGCGTGACAGTGATTTGCAGACCAGTTGGCTGCACTTCGCCTGCAATCGGCCCCAGGTAGTTCAGGCGAACGTCGATCTCATTACCTGCGGGACCCTGATTGATCGCCAGCAGATTGACGATGTTCGTGATGGCAGTAGCGACCAGTGGCATCCCTGGCGCGCTGTTGATGCTTGTGGCCAGGGCAAGCGCAATCTGAGTCGGCGTCTGCGTTGGCAGAACAGGCACAGCGACCAGATTGCCCGCGATGTAGACGTTGAGCGTGCCGCTCGTTGTCGGTGGTGTGACGACGGTCAGGGTGCCAGATGCCGCGAAGGAATTCGGATCGTCGGCCAGGGGGAGATACCAGACCTCCCCGAAGTTATCATTCGCGCGATAGGCTGCCGTCATCAGCGCGAGCATGGAACCGTTGCCGCCCACGCGCACCGCATCCTGAACGCCCTGCGAGATGATCGGCACGTTCGGTACAGTGCCTGCGGAGATCGCTGCGGCCGTTACCTGACCGATGATCAGGGTACGTTGACTCGCGATGGCCGTATTGGCCTGGGAATTGTCGACCTCGGCGTAGAACAGCGGCACCCGAATATTCTGGGGGATGTTCTTGAAGTTGATGGTCATTCTTTTTCACCTCGCTTGTGGTCGGGAGTGACCACGAGGACATCCTTGTCCCGGAGGCGTCGCACCCAATAATCAGAGTCGGGAACCTCGCGCCCTGCTTCGGGCAGCAGGTCGAGTAGATCCGGGTCCCGAATTTTCAAGCCGGGCGCGGGAGTAACGAACATGGCGGCAATCCTTTACGGAGTAAGCGGAAGATCGGCAGCGCCTTCATCACGACCGTCGGGGCCGTATGACCGTGGCGCTGGAACCACAGATGCGGGAAAGGGCGAACCTGGATACGTGCCCAGGGGATCGAAGACGTTGATCAGATCGAGATGAAGCCCCATACCCCCAAGCGGCGGGAAGTCAATGCTCACTGCGGGATCGAACATCTCAGGCAGCTCGAAGTGAAACGATGCGCGATAACCAGCGATCACGTCTCGTGCTTCCGTCGTGATCTCAAGGTCAGTGTCGATCGCCATGACCTGTTGAACGATAGCGATCAGGGGCTGATTCGTGAGGATGGCCTGCTCCACCTGATATCCCAGCGCTTCGATCATGTCCTGGGCGTCCACGCCGTTCGATGCCGATAGGCGAGCCTCCACCTCAATGGTCACCGTACTGGTGAATTCGGGCATGCCCCGGTTGATGGATTCCTTGTGCTCGCGAGAGCAGCGCACGAGGATCGCAGGTAGGTTCTCTGGTGGCGTCGGGACCGCTCCCGGCGACTGGATGACCACGTTCGCCAGCGTCGGGAATCCCTTCAGGGCGGCGACAACAGCGAGGCGTACCTGCCGTCGTGCAAGCATCGTCGCGTCAGCCATCACCCCATCCAATTCAGTGAGAGTTTGGCAGACCCCTTACCATCGATCTGAACCTCGCGGACGACGTAGAAATGACCGCGAATCATGCAATGGTCACCCTGGACAGGGAACACGGTTCCCATGTCCGACAGGCGCACACCGACCATGGGCAGTTCAGTGGTCACGCCAGTACCGCCGGCGATATCCGTCTGTTTGTAGGCTTCATCGAAAATGCCATCGATGTCGACCACACTGCCATTCATCGCCGTGTAGACCACCGGCTCGCCAAAGATCCCGATCAAGGGCCCCATAATTAGCGAGGACCAGTTGATGGCCACTTAAGTCCCCGCCCGACCACTCAGCAGCACCTCCGGTCGTGTGCAGATCATGAGCGGGTACGAGTAGGTCTCGATTTTCCACCACATGCGGCGCAGCAGATCGAAGATCGGCAGCACGTACACGGGTTTTCCCGGAGTATTGACCCAGTCGACCGTTTCGCCAGGTGCCATCGCTTCGCGGAAGACGCCAGGAGCGCCCACCGGGAAGAATTTCACCTTGTCGTCCTGCAGCTTGATCGTTGCGTTGTCATCGGAACCGCGATAGTTGAACCACGTGATGCCCGAGAAATCGAACTGATCGAAGGCAGCGCCCTGCGAGTTGTCGCGCAGTGCCCGAGCATCGGACCAGTTGATGAAGGTCCGGATCACATCGGGGTGGTTCACGAACTGGTCATAGAACACGTCGCCGCAGATTGCATACACCCGCGTGGTCGGCGTGAACGCGCCCTGACTCTTTCGCGCCATCGTCCGGATGATCTGGTTGCACAGAGGACGCAGCGTGTTCGGAGTGGGCACTGCTGGGGCCAGATTGAATGCGATTTCCGGTGCCTGGGTAATCTGGAACTCATCAAACCAGTTGTACATGAACGTGCCATCCTTCGGGTCCAGGCACATGCCCTGGATCGCGGCGAGGCGCAGGTACTCTTTGGTGTACTCCACGCTGGCCAGCAGGCCCGTCGGTCCTGACATACGGCGTGCGACTTCCGTCTCGATCTGCATCAGAATCGACTCGGTGCCGAACTCGCGGACACTCTGCAATTCCTCAGCGTAGATCGTGTCGTCATGGAGCAGCCGGGGCACATCGAAGTAACGCATCTTGCGTTTCTCCGTCGTACGTTGCGTGCCCTCAGCACCCCGCGCCGAGTAAGGGATCAGCACCAGTTTCCCGGTACGTTCCTCGATGGCCAGTGCCTTGGTCCGAATCGGGTTCGGATCGAACAGATTCAGCGTCCCCAGCCCTACCGGGTTGTAGGGGTTGCGTTGCACAGCGTCGGTAAGAGCGATCGCCGTGAACGGGTCGCTGTGGAAGATATCGAGAATATCGCCTGCCATGATGGCTTTTCCTTATGAAATAAAAAAAGCCACCCGAAAGTGGCCCTGCTGCGTGGGTTAAGTTGCTTATCGCACGACGATAAATTGCGCCCGAAGCTGCGTGATCGCGGTCGCCATCTGAGCCGGGGTGACGCCAAGAGGCCACACCAACTCAGTACCGTTCACTTCGCACTCGCGCACGATCGCCACCGCAGGCTGGGGTGAATTGGAGGCGTTTTTGATGCCATACAAGATGCCGACCGCGGTCTGCGATCCGTCCGAGTTCGCCGGATTCCACGCGGTAAATTGACCCGGACCGACACTGGCCGTAATCGCAAAGTCATCACCCGCTGCGAAGGGCACTGTGCCTGCCGTGATCGTGAAGCTGAGGCCACCACCGCCGAATGCGGCGCCGGTTGCACCGCTGCCCATCGTCTGGCCTCGCGGATTTGTTACGGTGAACGCCGTAGGCGAGGTGAACATCACCGTGTAGATGCCGTTGACGACTGCAGGCGGTTGTGGGGTCACCACGCTGACGGTGCCGTTACCAATATTGCCGGGAACGGTGAGCACACTTGCCGTATTGAAGCCCGCATTTGCTGCGATGGTCACATTAAAGCCATCGCCAAACGAGAATGGTGTCGCCCCTGCGGCAACCGTGAATCCGACGCCCAGGGCTGAAAATGCGGTGCCCGTAGTCCCGGTTGCAGTCACGCCGTTCGGTGCTGTGACCGTATACGTCGTCGGAGACGTGAAACTGATCCCGTAGATACCGATCTGTGATGGGTTTGCAGCCTGCGTGATCGGGCCGAAGGTGCCGTTGCCGGCGTTCGGCGTCCCCATCGCGGTCGCGGAAGATGATGCGGCGCCTGTGAGCATGCCCAGGATCGTGCCCGGAAGCACGGTCGGGCCTGCCGCCAAACTGATCTGGTCACGCGACATATGGCCATTGGCCTCAGAGACGATGAATCCGGCACTGTGCCATTGTTCAAAAAGCGGATTGACTGTAGGGATACCCATTTTCTAGTTCCTTGAAGGAAGGTTGACGGTTCAGCGAGGACGCGCGCCGGTTGCGGTTGCAAAGGCGCGATCCCAGCTCGCGGATACGGCTTGCTGTGAGGTGACACTGCCGGCCGCGCCGCTTCCGACATTCGGGTTACGGGCCGCGCGGCCCATGTGTGCGGGTGCGCCGACGGGTGTGCCTTCGAGTACGTCGATCGCCGCTGCGCGTGACAGGTTCGTCTTGAATGCGAGGTTCGCGGCAAGCACAGGATTCTTGGCGGCCGCGCGACTGCTGAAAATCGCGGCGCAGCGTGAGCGTTCGCGCAGACGTGCCTGAGCGAGCGGCGAGCGACCCGACATCTCGGTGTTTCGGTCGTCATCTTCCTCGTCTTCCTCGTCCTTCTTGTCCTCAGCGCGCGCCTTCTTGACCTTCTTTCCCTTCTTGTCGCCCTCGTCGTCCTCATCCCCATCATCACTTTCGGGGAGGTCGTCGCCAGCCATTTCCTCATCGTCGCCTTTGTCCTCGGCGTGCTCATTGTCCTTGTCGGTGGTGGCTTGCTTTTCGTCTTCCTTCTCGGCGGCCCTTTTGGATTTCTTGGACGTCGTGTCTTCATGGTCGCGTTCGCCCGTGTCTTTTTTGTCATCGGGTTCAGCTCGGGCAGACACGCCCGCGAGATGCGCGAAGCTGAGGGCGTTCGCCAGTTTGGTCATCACTTTCATATCATCCTCATTGGGAATTAGCTCAACGCTTCGAGCAGTGAACGAAAAGCCTCGCTGGGTGCCATGACGGCATCCGCGAAGCCCACCTCGACGCCAGCGGCGCCCAGATAGGTCATGGCCTGGGTGCTGCGCACCTTGGCCGGTGAGAGGTTGCGATTGCGTGCGACCGTGTTTACGAACAGGTCGCCCATCGTGTCGACGTCTGCCTGGAACCGCGCCAGAGCAGTGTCGGAGAGCGGCATAGCCTCATTGCCGTCGGCCTTGCGCTCGCCGTAGGTGATTAGCGTCACCGTGATCCCTGCAGCGCCCAGCGCCTTGCTGAAGTCCGTGTGCACGCAGATCACGCCGACACTGCCGGTGCCCCCGGTGCGCGGCACTACGATGCGATCGCACGAACTCGCGAGGGCATAGGCTGCCGAGTACGCCGTTTCAGTGAGGATTGCCCATATCGGCTTTTCGCCGCGGGCGTTGTAGATCATGTCGACAAGATCAAAACACCCGGAGACCTCGCCCCCTGGGCTATCGATGTCGAACATGATTGCCTGCACGGCAGGATCGTTCAGCGCCATGGAGAAATTCGCGCGGATGCCGTCGTACCCCGTCATGCCTGAGAACGGCCTCATGGTGCCGAGCTTCTGCACCAGGGTCCCGCTGATCGGGATCAGGGCAACGCCTGCGACTACTTGGTAGCCTGTCTCTTGCGCAGGCTGCTCATGGTCAATCTCAAACTCATCGAGCATGACGATCTCGCCATTGCCACGGAATACCCGCGACAGCCCGAAGCGGTCCGACAGCGCCGCCATGATCACCTCAATCTTGCCCGGCGTGATGGCGAGCGGCGTGTTGAATAAGCGCTGTGCAAGGTGCGGATAGTTCGGGCTCATTGCGCCTGTTCTTCTTCCTGGGGCTTCGATGCGACCTTCGCCGGAACCGACTCGGCCCAGGCGGGCAAGTCAATGCCCAGCCGCTTGAACTCCGCGATCTCCACGGCCCGCTGGGCGATAACTTCCTCCCAGTCCAGCCCTTGCTCCGCGCACTCGCGCTTCAGC